GGGGGGGGGATTCACTATGCGGAGCTGATGTTCCGCGACGATCAAACCCTTTGTACGCAACCTTGGTTATCTTATACCTGGAGTAAAACCCTAAAAAATATTTTTGTTTGCTAGTTAAAAATATCTAAAATTTAGATATTATATTAATATAGAGATGAATCGAGATGCGAAGCATTCCTACAAGGTAGACCTGTTCTACCTTGTAGCATCTTTATAACTATTAAGATTGTATGATGCCAGTAGGCAGATGTGGCATGCTAGAGTTTCCCCCGTAACTTCTGAGTATGTATCGTGCCTACTGGTGTCATAGAGTTTTAATAACAACCATCAATTGTAAATTAAGATTCTAATGCTGGTCATGGTAACGGTTGCAGAAAGCATGAAAAACACGGGGTACGTTACAAAACACATTAGCTTGGATAAGAGGATCCTGTAAGTAGTTGATAATGGAACAATAATTAATGTGTAGCAATAGAGGTAATACTCTGGAGTGGTGCAAATCCATATATTGCTTGGTTCTAAGCCTCCACCTGTGGCTAGCTGCCTATGGTGTGGAAGAATCCAAAACCGATGCAGGGCTGTCAAGGTTAGGGGGGAGCACATCCTTCATTAGGCGTTTCCGTAGAAGCCAATAATGTGCAATCCGGATAGCAACTAAGAAATTCTGGCACTCATACACGGTTAGTTAGTGCAGGTGCTCTTTGTTACCTCTAAGTGGTAATTTGGGAGTTCTTCCAACTAATCAAGCGAAGTACAAGCGGACAGTATGGTGTCGGAGCTTAGTTGCAAACAATGTTAAGTGAGGCGTTAGCTACGGTTAACGGGAGGGCGGGCATCTGTCAGGTGCGTAGTTGTAAGTTTTTAGTAACTTAACATTGTTTGGAGCTAAGCTCTGGTAGATCGCACCAAGCGACGGAGGAGGAGCGGTAGGGTGATGGAGTGACAGTACTATTGTCAAAGGAGTTATAATGGCTAAAGAAACAGTTAATGCAGGTGGGTTTGATTTTGGCGGAGCGGTTGCAGGTGCAGATACTGCAGATACAACAAGCGCAGCAGTAGACATGGATGGTATGGTCTATGATCTCTCGGGTGTCGAAGAAAGTAAGGGTTTTGAAGTTATTCCAAAAGGCACATATGATGCAGTAGTGGATGAATTGGACTTTGCGGAGTCTAAAGCTGGTAATCCTATGATCACTGTAAAGTATGCAATTGTATCACCTGAGTACGAAAAACGCGTAATCTTTGATTACTGGGTTTTGTCAGGCAAAGGTGGAGAATTCGGTTTGGGTAAACTAAAGAAATTCTTAGTTAGAATTTGCCCAGAGGTAGCACTGACTAACTTCAACCCTAAAACTTTTGCTGATTCTGGAGAAGCTGTTGGACGTCAATGTCGTCTTACATTAGGCATCCAGGTTCAGAAAGAAGGAGAATACAAGGGTGAGAAACGTAACACCGTCAAAGACACACTGGCAGCAGTAACTACAGGTTTCTTAGGTAACTAAGAACTCCATGAGGAATAAGGAGTCTAACAAGACTCCTTATTTTTTATGTGTGTATGGAGAGACTATTAAGTCTTAAGGAGGAGTTTTTATGCAGTATAAGTTAGTAACAGCGACAAAAGAATTTTCTTGGGATATGGCACATATGCTTACCGGACATAAGAGCTTATGTAAGAATTTACACGGGCATACTTATCGTATGCTAGTTACTGTATCTAGAATACAGGAAGATGTTATTTCAAGCGACTTACCTGAATCTGATGACAATAAGTCTTCAGAGGGAATGGTAATGGATTTCCAGCAACTCAAGGCGATCGTACAAAGTCTTATTGTTGAGAAATTTGATCATGCCCTGGTAGTTAATTCCGCTATAAGTTCGGGATTTGAAAATGCCATAAGGAGTCTTGCTAATAGCTTTGGATTAAAGATGGTGGAATTACCATATAGACCTACTGCAGAGCTGATGGCTATGAATTTCTTTGAGGAATTAGAAGTAGCGCTTAAACAGCGCGGTATTGCTTTGATAAAGTTAAGACTCTATGAAACACCAACAAGCTATGCGGAGGTATCAATATGAAAGTAGCTATCGTGCAAGAAGATGATGAGTTAAAGGAAGTGGAAGCTATAGTAGCACCTAAAGAGACAGAGGACACAGTACCAGCGGTAGTGAAAATTTCTGCTGTGTTATACCCCGTAATAGAAGTGTTTAGTAGTATTCAGGGGGAAGGTTGCATGATCGGTATGCCTGTTACCTTTGTACGATTTGCTGGCTGTAATCTAAGATGCCCTTGGTGTGATAGCAAAGAAACCTGGGTAGCTACAGAAGGTAAATTTACTTGGATGTCGGCGGAAGAAATAGTTGATAAGTGTGATCAGCAGACAGTGATATTAACTGGTGGCGAACCTATGTTGCAAGATCTTACAGTTCTTATAGAAGAGCTGCACAAATGGGAGAAGATAGTATGCTGTGAGACGAATGGTACGCTACCTACAACACCAAGTCTGGATTGGGTAGTTGCTTCACCAAAGCCACCAGAATATTTCTTACATCCAGACTGTCGCTATGATGAGCTTAAGTATGTTATGAGTGAGGAGTTTAACTTATCAGCTATTCCTGAATGTATGTTTGAAACAGTTGGGCGTACTTGGTTACAACCTTGTGACTATGGCAAGAACACTGAGGACTTATTCAAACACATGGAGTTAGTTGATAAGAGTAAAGCTTCGATGGCTAAATGTGTAGAGTATACATTGAAATATCCATACTTAAGAACAGGAATTCAGTTGCACAAGATCTTGGAGGTAAAATAATGTCAGATGTAAATGCAAAGGCAGATGTAAATGCTATGGACTATAGTAAGCTGACTCTAATTGAAAAAATATCGATCTTCAGATTATGGCTGATGGATAACGACATTAACTACCAAGAACACAATATGGGCCACTTTCACATATTCAATCCTGCAGGAGAATTGGTTACACAGGTTTGGCCATCGACTGAGAAGATGATCTGGAATAATCAACCGGATAAGAAAACTATAGGTATGTTAAATATCTACAAAGCTATTCTGGATTTTGGTGCCCCTATTGTTTCAAGCTCTTCTTTGCGAACTCAATTAGAAAGTTATGTAGGCAAAATGGCTGGTGCTAGATTATTTATAGTTGTGACTGAATTACCTAATGGCTCTTTGGAAACGCAGATCAATAGCACTGGTCTGTGTGAAAAGTTAGACTACATCTTGCAGACCTACAATCAGCAGATGTGTATGAACTGTAATAAAGAGAACAACATTGTAGATTTCATTATATTGTAATGGGAAGGAGAAAAGATATGTATGTAGATCCATTCATATTAGGTGCTGTAGCAGGTGTAATAGGTACAGTAATTGTTTTCGGTATATTAGTTGCAGTAGTGGGGAGGAAGAGTCATGAACAAAAGTAAGAAAGAACGATTACAAAAAGATCCTGTGATACATGAGAGAGCTTGTGCTATTGCTAAACTACTACACACAATTGAAGGTGAGGCATCTTTCGATGAGGCATTCAGAGACGGTTTGGCAGAAACGCCATTGCGTGTAGCTGCCATGTATGATGAGTTGTATTGGGGTTATGGTGTAGATACAAAGCAACTGTTATTGGATGCTGTATTTACTGAACCCAATGCGGACGAAATGGTGCTTGTGAAAGAGATACCTTTCTATTCTACCTGTGAGCATCACATGGAAGCTATCATTGGTACAGCGGCAGTTGCCTACATTCCGCAGAATGGTAAAATTGTTGGGCTATCCAAGATTGTACGTGTTGTAGACGCTGTTACACATAAGCTTCAAGTGCAAGAACGCATCGGCACAGAAATAATGGAAGCTTTGAATGAAGCATTGCAACCATTAGGCGTTGCGGTCATTATTCAAGCAAGACATATGTGCATGGAGCGTAGAGGCGTATGTAAACCAGGAACAATCACAGTAACTTCAACACTCTCTGGTGTTTTCAGATGTAATCCTGAAACAAAGAAAGAATTATGGAGTATGCTTACTTGGGCTACAAAGTTATAAGGTTACACGCCCAAGCGTTTTATTTTATTTTACTTCCGCAATAGCAAATAACTCAGCTAGAGAGAGGCACATGCTATTGCGGGTGTAATAACATGTTTAAAAGAAAGTAGGTAGACATGATAGAACATTATATTGACGTAAAAGTAAGAGCGCACGGATACTCTGTACGCATCCTACATCGAATTATCGGTAAAGTTCCAAACTGTGATGAGGATGCAAAATACTTATGCGGACATCTCACTGATTATGTAGGACAATTACCTTTTACGTATAGTCCAGCTAAAGTGGCTGCAAGTGTAGGCACATGGTATAAACAGCGATGTAAAGATCCCTATTTTTCCGTGCAAGTAAGAAAGATAGTAGATTTCAGTGCCGAATATGGTGTAGTGCTAAACTATGTGCCGGATATGGATGAAGAAGTTATAGATACGGAGGAGGTCGTCGATGAACGAGATAAAGTATAAAGAGCAGGCATTAGTAACAATTAAAGACCATGACAACAGAAGAGATGCCATTAGTGATTGGTGTTATGGCTTAGGCGGTGAGATGGCCGAAGTAGTTGACCTATTCTGTGACAAGATGATTTCAGGCTGGCAACAGGGCACATTATGGACACCAGAAGAAAGAATGAACTTGGCTAAAGAGCTGGGTGATGTTCTTTGGTATACAGTTGCTCTCGCAGCTGAACTAGAAATTGAAATTCCGCATACCTTTGAAGAGTATGAAATTGAAGTGCCTATGGGTAGTCGTAAAGTAATTTCTTGCATCTATGAATGTCTACAGTTGGCTATTGAAGTAGGATATATTCATGAGAACATGAAGCATCACTTTGCGCATAATGAAGACCTAAAAGTGGAATTAATTCAACAGGGGTTGATGCGTATTCAGCAGTATCTACATATTCTTTCGGTTTGTCAAGATTTCAGTATTTCACTTGTAGCCGATCTGAATGTAGCAAAATTACAGCATCGTTACCTACAGAAGGGGGTATTTGATTTCAATGCTAGTGCTGATAGACATGCACAGGAGCAGAAATTCACCGACACTATAATTTATAGACAGCTTTTTCAGAAGATCACAGGTGAGGAGTATGTAGCTGCGATAGAAGCTACACCAGAAGATTTCAAAGAAAGTCTTTCGGAGGGAAATGATGTCGAGTAGTATTATGTTGGTTTTAGAAGGCCCTGAATGCACTGGTAAGACTACCTTGGCTAATCGTCTGATGGAAACCTTTAATGCTCCTATGCATAAGATGGTTGCAATAGCCGCCAGATTCAACTGTATGCAAAGTGTATGTAACGATATAGCACAGCAGCAGTTGCGTAATCTAGGTGTAGGAGCTAATCTGGTAATATATGATCGCTGGCAATTAGTATCTGATCAGATATACCATCCACTATATAATAAACAGCCTTCTATGTTTACTGAAATGGAAGAAGTGTTTAGTAATGTATGCATAGAGGCAGGCATTCTTATGGTGTATGTAGATGTAACCTTGGAAGAAATGTATAGTAGATTCCAAGGTAGAGGTGATGCTCTTGTAGATTACCACACAGCAGGTGTATTACACACTAAATATCAAGACTTCTTTGCAGGCACAAAACTTCCGTACATACACGTAATGACAGATAGTAAGAGTACAGAAGAAGTGATGGAAGAGATTATACTCAAAGCACAGACATTCGAACACACAAGAGATGTATCAAGACAGTTGGAACATAAGTTGATTCTAAAGAGATTGAAAGAAGATAACGCCAAAGATAGTACAATCGTAGAGGAGGAATAAGTATGAAAGCATTAGTATTAAATTCAGGTGGTATTGATTCCACCACATGTGTTGGTTTAGCAATTGAGAAGTATGGGGAAACAAATGTAGCTACAGTATCTGTTAACTACGGACAGAAGCATCGGAAAGAATTAATGTGCGCAAAAACAATTGCAGAGTATTATGGTGTACCTCACTATGAATTAGACTTGAGTAACATCATGCAATATAGTAATTGCCCATTGCTCGAAGGTAGTACAGAAGAGATCAGACATGAGAGCTATGCAGAACAGATTGCCAATGATGGCGAAGGGATGGTTCGTACATATGTACCGTTCAGAAATGGTTTGTTACTTGCAAGTGTAGCTGCCCTTGCTATGTCGATCTTTCCTACAGATGAAGTTGCTTTATATCTGGGGGCTCACGCAGATGATGCTGCCGGACATGCTTATGCAGACTGTAGTAAAGAATTTACAGATGCAATGGAAAAAGCTATCAACATCGGAACATATAACAAGGTATTTATCGAAGCCCCGTTAATCGCTATGAATAAGGCGGAAGTAGTAAAAACTGGCCTCGCATTAAATGTACCATACCAACTAACTTGGAGCTGTTATGAAGGTGGACTTAAAGCTTGCGGTACATGCGGGACATGCATCGATCGGAAAGCAGCATTCATCACTAATGGAACAGTAGATCCAATCGAATATCAGTAAGCCACTGTAGTAGTTTGAATAAGGCTCCATTAATCCGGAGCTGGGATTTGAAGTAACACCCCCCCCCCTGGTACGTCGGCAACTTGTAGCTGGGGTTACTAATAGTCTAGCATGGAGACAATAATAGGAGATAATATTTATGCGTTTAGCAACTATCGTACCTACAAAATACTTAGATAGAGCAGCTTCTGGCAATTATTTTATGGCATTAGCACATTTAGTGGGAAAGGATGAGGTCTATACAGAATTCTTTAAAAGCAAAGCCATGGAAGACAATGCTTATGTTATTTTAGATAATGGTGTGATTGAAGGTGATCAGCGCGGAATTGAAGAAATTGTGCGTAAAGCTAATCTAATCGGGGCTAGTGAGATCATACTACCTGATGTATTTTTGAACAGTTCTGCAACATTAGATAGCACTGCAGCAGCTTTAGAATATGTAAAGTTCTATGCTCCAGAACTTAGAGTAATGGGAGTACCTCAAGGTACTACTTTACAAGAGTGGATTGAATGTGCTGAGATGATGCTTACTATGGATATCGATACTATTGGTATTCCAAAAGTATTAACCAGTTTTGCCGGAAGAGATGCACGCTTAACTGCTATAACAATGTTAGGTAATACCTGTACCCGTCTTTTAAAGTATACAGACATACATCTTTTGGGTTGCTGGGATACACCTATTGAATTAACTATGATTCAAGCTGCAGTGAACTCTGGGGCAATTAAAGAAGTTCGAGGATGTGATAGTGCTATCGCTTATGTGTATTCAGCCGCTGGGCAGATTATATCTAATGGCCCAAGACCTACAGGTCCTGTAGACTTTGCAAGCACTCAGGAAATAGGAGAAATCTTAGAAACAAACATGCGTATCTGGAGAGCTTCTGTAGATCCGAGAGAGAAGGGTGTAGCATCATTTTTATAGAGTAACTTTAGCCACACAATCTGTGTGGCTTTTTACTATTAACAAATCAAAGGAGACCATATGATTGATATAATGGTTATAGGTGATAGTCTTTCAGCTTCAGATGTACATAATAATACGCGTATGACAGGTCCGGCAGCACAGATTCTAAAAGATACTATGCAGAAAGTTGGCTTGCCTTTTACATCGGACAAAGTGTATTATACTGTAGCTCTTAAAGAGATGGTGTCAAAGAAAAAGGGGCAAGTTGTAAAGAAAGAAACAATGGAGAAGCATAGAGCTTCCTTATTACAAGAGATACGAACAGTGCAACCTAAATTTATATTACCTTTAGGCAAAACAGCCTTTCAAACTCTTACAGGAGAGTATAACGCAAAAATTACCGAAGAGTACAGTCGTAGTAGAAAGTACAGTTTTTGTGGTGAAGCAGAAGTTATACCTATTATGCATCCTGCCGTTATTATGAGGGCACCAGCAGACTACAAACCCTTCATACAATCTTTGCAATTTGTAAACAGACTCTATCAAGGAAACAAAGCATACGATCCAGGTAAACCTAATTGGATAGTTTTAAATACAGAACAAAAATGTGATGGTGCCTTAAAGTTCTTGTTGGATTATACTAGGGTAACAGCCGATATAGAAACAACAGGTTTGGATTATAGAACTGCTGAGTTTTGTGTTCTAGGTATCTGCTTTGAAAAGAATAAGGTATTTATCGTACCTAGAGAATTTCGTCACCGTGTTGTAGATTTCTTTGCTTTAGAAAACTTGAAGTGGTCTTGGCAAGGTGGTAAGTACGATAGAAAAGTACTTTGGCGTAGAAGATTAACTCAGTTCGACAAGTGGGGATGGCACAAGTTTCCACACCATAACGACACTATATATATGCACTATATGTTGGATGAAACCTCGGCACATGATTTAGGCTATCTAACTAAGACCTATTTGAATGCTGAAGAGTATAAGTACAAAATGAATCAGAACTTCAAAGCAGTGACATTAGATACTTATGCATCTTTCTTTGAAGCTTTATGTGAGCGTGTAGCTGTCGATTGTGATTATGGTTTTCAGTTAGAAAATAAGCTACAGGAGATTTTAGATCTGCCAGAAAATAGTAGCTTACTTAAATGCTACAATAATCTGTTAATGCCTGCTACCGGTTTCTTAGCCCGAGTAGAACAAAATGGTATGTTAATAGACCAGAAGTTTTTACGCGAGATGGATTTGAAATATGAGTCATTATTAACAAAGCTATTACACGAAGTAGAAGTTATAGCTTCTCCCTATTGGGATGCTGAATTGTATATGGCACAAACAGGAGCAAAAAGTGCCCCTTCTTCCTTTAATCCGGCTAGTCCTAAACAGATGTCTTGGATGGTATTCGATAAATTGAAACTAAAACCTAGAAGAAAGAAAGGCCGTAGTACTGATGCCGATGTATTAGAGTCTATCGCAGAAGATATTCCATTAATCAATAAGGTATTAGAATATCGAGGCGTAGCAAAAGAAAAATCTACGTATGTTGTAGGTATGTTGAAAAGATGCGATACAGATGGCAGGGTAAGATCTAATTTCAGTTTACACATAACGGCTACAGGACGGCTCAGCAGTAAAGAGCCTAATGTACAGAACATGCCTTCAGCGAATGGTGTTGGTAATATTCGTCAGGCATTTATCCCACCTCCAGGTAAAATCATTATGGAAGTTGATTATTCAGGTGCCGAGTTACGCTGGCTAGGCTTTCTGAGCGGTTGTCCTGTTTTAGGGGAGGTGTTTAAAAGCGGTAGGAATTTACATAAAGAGACGGCAAAAGCTCTTTACGGCGAAAGCTTCACACTTCAACAGAAGATGAGAGCAAAGGCAGCTAACTTTGGTATAGCTTATGGTCGAGAGGCCGCTTCATTTAAAGATGAGCTAAATATCACTATGGAAGAAGCTGAGCATATGGTACAAGGTTGGTTAGATAAATATCATGGCGCAAGAGATTATCTACAATGGTGTGCAGATCAAGTACTGAAAGGTAATTATCTACAGACACCTTGGGGTAATCGTAGAAGAGCTGGTTTAGTTACGGCAGAGTCACTTCACGGATTACAGAACGAATTTAAGAATTTTAACATACAAGGTTCTTCCTCACATACATTACTATATGCTTGTATACAAATGGAACCAGTGTTAAAAGAAAGATGGGATGTAGATATCTGTGACTTAATACATGATTCAGTTTATCTAGAAGTGCCTATGGATCCAAAAACTGTAAGAGAAGTTAGTCAGTATTGTGAAGAATATATGAAGCAAGTGCCTAAGATGTTATTTGATTGTCCTATACCATTTGAGTGTGATACTGATTTAGGGGCAGACTGGGGACACTTAGCTACTTACAATAATAAGACGGGTATGATGGAAATTGAAGATGAGCACCATGAAGTTACAGAAGTGCCTTATGCTACTTGGATTACCACGCAATATCACTGGGATACCTACAAGGAACCTTGGTTCTTAGAACTAGAAGGGCATCTGTAGCGTACCAGGGGGGGGGGGCTATCACACGAATGTGCGGTTGCCGCGACGATCAAACCCTAAGTAAAAAAAAACGCTCGGAGTAATCCGGGCGTTTTCTATACTCAAATCTATTCAGTTGTAATTAAGCTCCCAATAGCTTTCTACTAAGAGGTCCGCAGATACCATCCGGTTGATCTTTGAAAGTTGTTGGATGTTGATACTGCCAATTCTTCAATGCTGTATCTGTCTTAGGTCCGAATTTCCCATCTATCTTGATATTCTGTCCATTGTGATTTAGTGCATACTGTAGCCATTTTACAAATTCAGGATTCTGACATAATCTTCTTTGGAACAGATCATATGTTGGGATTGGATAAGGATTACCATTGGCTGTAGTAGTTGTCTCATCTGCAAAGATAATATTTAGGTCCACTACACCATCAATGCCTGGTACATTACCTTTGCTACTATATTGCCAACCAAAAGCTTCACCTTTAAAGAAGGTTTTAGGGCTTAGGGCTTCATTCGGCATGTCAGCTAAGGTCATTGGATTTTGATTTGGATATCTTGCAATCCAGTATTTCGTATCTATACTAGATACATCTACTTTGTTCTGAGACCAATCCTTATTTAGATAGATACCAAAACCAACGCCAGCATTTTCTACTACTTCCTTAACTCGATTGGTCAGAGTTGTAAGTTTAGGTTTACCCAAAGCACCTAACTTGTCATACTCCATATCCCACCATAAAGTACAGGTTTCTTTTGCGTTAGCTTTTATAATGGCATTTAAGCAAGCATCAGCTTCACGTAGTTGTTCATCCAAAGTTAGACCATAGATATATTTATATGTATCCCAGTCAATTCCCTGTTCATTACATCCCTTGACGTTGTTCAAGAACTGTGAATCGTATTTAAGGGATTGATTGATACACTTCGGAATGGCAAAATTAACTCCTGCTGCTTTAACCTGTTTCCAGTCAATAACGCCCTGCCATTTTGCAACGTCTATACCTTTATAACTCATAATATTTCCTCCTTAGTCACCATCCATTATAGTATACCTAATACAGTCAACAGTTTTTTCAGTGCTCTTATAAAGTCGACGTAGATCTTACTATCATACCCAAATATAGCGACGTAGCCCACTATAATACCATAAATAATAACGGCTACCATCAGATACCATACTATAGCTATAGACCATATCTGTGCATAGGCTAATGCTACGATAACAGATAAAATAATAGCTAGTAGGATAGCTACCACCTTAGTAGGTACGGCTTTGATACCTGTAATGTCTTTAATTAGTTCTGTTAAAAGATTTGTTAGTGCTACTAGAGCTACAAATGTAGCAGCTATAATAGCTACGGCTATTGCGGTGATTGATATTGTCATGTTTTCTCCTTCTACACATTGCTTTGTACTGTGTCTATTGCATCTTTTATCTTACTTACAGCCTGTTCGGCTTTTTCTACTATGTTTATTCCATTCAAAGCATCTTGCTCTTTCTCAGCTTTTGTTTCAAAATAAGATTTGCAGAAGTAAGCCATGAAGTCTGTCATTATAATACCATCAATTGCAATTGTTGCAATTTCAACGTACTTGATAACATCTCCTTCATATTTTGTAATAAGGGCATATGTAAACAATGCATATGCCCATATTGTAATAACAAAGGCTAGTTTCATAAGGTTACGCATCCACGTTTTAGTGAATGTGAGCTTCCAGGCTTCTGCAGCTATTTCTTTGTGCAATTTAGCTAATCTACGTCTACGTTGCAACTTGTAAGCCACGTTCTCTTCTAATCTAGCTAATTTATTTTTCCTGTAGCTCTTTTTAAGTTTTGCTATTAATAGTTTCAACTTCATAGCGCACCACCTTTATAAGTATTACCTTTGTTATTTCTAAACTCCTAGAGATTGTATAGCTCTACGACTTAAGAATTCTTTTTGCGCGTGTTTGACTTCTCTAGCATATTTCAGTGCTGCTTCCATTTCACCATTGCAATGCCCATTCTTCAATGCAGTAGCGGTAGCCTCGCTAAGAGCTGTACTGGCATTTACACCAGTTAGAAGTAGTATATTGAACTCTTCTCTATCAGCATCTTGTTTCTCTATTTTAGCGTCACGTTTTGAAATTTGTTTTTGTAGTAGCCAACAGCATGCACCTGAAATAATAGCTGGGGCAATTTCGTAGACTACATCTAATACACTCAGCGCTGATAACATGTTACTCCCCCTTGTAATTTAGTATATTGCTTTGGTAACTGTACCATCAGCATTGATAATATATCCATCGGCTTCAATTAGTGCTCTCACTTCGGCCTGTAACTCTGTCGGAACAGTGTTAAAGTTCCTAAGACCTTTCTCGCATAAATTCGCATAGATCCTTGACATATAAGCTTGTAATTCGGCATTCACGATTGTACTCATTATTTTCCCCCTATTTCATTGTGGCTATTTCATAAAGTTCTGCCATGGCTAATTCCATAGTAGTTTGTTGCGTTTCCATTGTCGCTGCTAGCTTTGTTAGATTCTCATAAGATTCCGCTAATGCTAACATAGTATCTGTGTTTTGTTGTGCTAATTTCTCATTTGAGATAGACATAAGATACTCCTCTCTTTCTGCAGCCTTCTTTTTAGCTGCGGCTATTTCAGCTTCTTTCTTGCTCCATAGTGTAGCATCCAACCTCCAATCATAGTTAATATACTGATAACATAAATCCTTAATCGGATCACCTGAATTAGGAAGGCTATATACAATAGTTCCACCATTTAGTTGATATCGATCCGAATATGTGCCTGTGTAGTATCCCTTAGAATCCAATAAAACACTATATGTCATTTACTACCTCCTATTATTCTCCTACGGCCAACCAACTTATAGTTGTAGCATAAGAAGTTTGATCCCATACATTTTGTACCATTACAACAAAACCAGTAGTTGTAATACTATAAGGGGTCCATGCAGCAATTGGATAGCTAGCTTTCATTGCTACGTCTGGAATACTTGCAAAAGGCTTATCAAATACCACTGTGCAATATTGCACTGTTGATGGTGTTAGTGCCCCGATTACAAAAGAGCCCGTTTTCTTTTTTAATGCACTTCCTGCATTGGTTTTTCCTACCATATTATACCTCCTTTAAACATTTTATTGTAGGTATAGTAATTGCTGCTAGTGGAACTGCTTTAGCATAGATATATACAGTTGCATTTCCAGTATTGGTAATTCCAGCATAATTACTTTCTTCGGCATTAATGATACCAAATACAACATCTGCACTATAATCAGCAGTTACCCCTGCTATAACCATCGGAGCTCTGAAATTATAATTCTTGGTAAATAGATCGGCCTCCTGTGCTAATGGGGTAGGTTGGGCTTCCCATTTAGAAGCATTCCAAGCAGCTGGAACGGTAATCGCTACAATGCACTTATATAATACTGTAGCATAAATAACTAAATCCCCTACAGCATAGGTGCTACTAGCTGAAAAAGTTGGGCCATAATATTTTACAAAAGCAGCAGTAGCAACAACTGTGTTAGTTGCTACTATTAAGGTATCAGTTACCCTTTGAGATGCAGCAGTAACTCTTGTATCTAAATCTACTTCATTACCTTCTATCCTGTTCATATCTGCTGCCCCAACACCGTCAGCTGCAATCCAGTCCGTTTTAGGTGTGATAAAAGCCATAATCTCCTCCTTTAAGTTCCTAGGCGGGCGGTTCCAGCCAAAGAGCCATCCCAAGCCAATGTGTGTCTTGTTAGTAAGTATTTATTTGTTGGGGCAATACCACCTCCCATTCGTATAGCATCATTCAAAGTGATAGTTATATCACCTCGATATACTATATCGGTTACATAGATTTCTTCATTTGCTACAGTTAAGATATCTTCTGCTATAGCAGTAGCCCTTGCAGTAGTCTGTATCAGATCACTGGTTATAGAACAGGGATTCTCGCCGTTCAGTATAATTAACTCGGCATTTTGTTTTACTACTGTACTCGTACTAGATATTGTAAGAGCTGTAGCACTAATTACAATAGAACGAACATCCCCAGTACCTGTGAAACTAAATATAATCCCCCATGAATACCATTGATAAGTGTAGCTGACTGTAGCATCTTTATCAATAGTGATACTTAACGTACCCACAGTAGGATAGCTAAAGATGAATTCTTGTGAAAATGCCCCAGCTATTGTAAATACAGTGGTATAATTTAACACCTCTTGGGTAGCTTGTACTACTGTGGTTACTCCCACACTAATTCTATTTGGTACTTCAGTATAGAGTGTTGGATAGGACTTGGACTTAATGTTTGTAGCATCACTCCAATCCGCTACGGTAAAGGTAGCTTCCATCCTACGCGGTATACACATAATAGTACCATCTCTTGCACAATAGATATCAATGAGAGCACAGCTAGCAAGTCTTTTTAGTGCCTGCATGAAGCTAGTCTTGGTAAACCATAGAACAGGAATTATAATGTCAGTCAATGCGGGATCAATCGTATACTGTAGTTCAGGAAAATATACTCTAGCCTTTGCAAATACTAATTCTAGGGCCTGCGCAATACTGTAATTAAAGTATACTAGGTGATCAAAGAATGTAATAGTATTTAACAGCCCAATAGAATCGAATGCCGTAACTGTAGCTGTCATTTTATCTACTGGAACATCCCATCGATATGACCAAAAGGTACCTAAGCAATACCATTCTATAACATTTGGGTCTCCTAAGGTAGTTCCTAACCATGGCACAATACGTCGATTACGTTTCAACTGTTTGGCTACGGCCGATTGCTCATTATTGAAATAAAAAGACTGAGTTTCATTACTAAATACAACAGTTACGGTGTTTGCGGAAACACATCCTAAAGTACCTATAGTATCATCATACGTTAATTCCTCAAGTAAGTCTATACTCATTAGATCCGCATCTTGATACAAAACCGTAGAATTAACAGTTAACTCAGTGATAAGAGCGGGAACTCCAGAGGCATTCATCTTTAATGCTGTAACTCTAATACTAACTACATCTATTAGGGTATTGGTGTACTCATATCTATTACTAGTGTGATTATTAACTGTCCATTCAGTAAAGGTAGAGTCATCACGAGTAACTCTGATAGTAAAGTCTGTTAAATAAACCTCTCTACTTAAATCTCCTACTAATTGGAATCCCTTTAATAATCTTGCGGTAAAGTTAATCTGTACAAATACGTCAGTAGTGAATATACTAGAACTATTGGTTAATTGTGTAGAAGACCAACCCATTTCAGTCTCTAAATCTGACACCAAACAATTACCTTCAAGATTGTTATCGAACAGAGTAAAGAATTTCTGATCTGCCCTGTTGAATTTACCATTTGATAATTGGTCTATTTGGTAATTATAAGCTACTCCTGAACTAGATGACTCCACTTGTACATCAGCTAATGGATTACTATAGGTTACGTATACCTTACCACGTATATCTCGAATATCATCAGAAGTTCGTGTGTGGGCATTTATAGGTCTTCCTATAAACTGAGGTTGTACTACTAAATCTGTCTGTCTTGTACCATAATTACGTATCCAAGTTGTATTATCTAAAGTAACCCCTAAATTGATTTGCTTATGCAACTGCACTTTATCTGACAATATGGATGTAGTTGTAATAACAGGTACTATATCGGTGTTACGCACAAGTTTATGTGGTTGATAAACATTAATTAATTTACACACATCATAGGCTCTATTGATTGCCTGAATTACAATTTGTACTTCGTCCACTTCAAGTGTACTCGGAAGATTGAATTCATATGTTATTAATGTATTATTAGTAACTACCTTTGTATATACTACACTACTATTTTTAGAAGCTGTAATTGTAAACTTTGTAGGATAAGTATTGGTAGGTGCATCACCCACTAATCTTATAGTCTGTAGTGTATCTTCCCCTGTGATAAGAATAGTAGGTTGCTCAATGGTAATATTTCCCACCGCGTCAGATAAAGTGTCCCCCCAAAAACCTACATCATCCGCAATAGGATGATACTCACCCGTTAAGTTATTATTCATCAGCTGCATATATTTGTAGGTATTTGGTACAATAGTAGGGTTAAAAATCTTATTGTAGCTGCCACTAGGAGTGGCATAGTTTGGTAATGATGTAATTGTGTACATATCCACCCCTCCTCTAATTAACTAGCTACAAAGTTTACTGTAACCTCTAATAGCCATGTTTGATTTGACAATTTAGTACTATTGTACTCCACCACACGACATAGCATTGTACCCCCAGTAATACCATTGAATACTCCGTACTCTTTCCACTCAAAATTAGCTTCTGTTGTATCAAAGGTTGATCTATAGGTTACAGAATTGCCATTTACAATTGGATAACCAGCATCCATGGGTTTTCTAAGCTTATTTGTACCCTGTAAATCTGTTTGTTCCAAGTCAAAAGCAAGATCACTATCACCTACGCCAATGTAAGTATGTGCGGCATCAAATTTGGTAGTACCATTAGTAATGTTAGCTGCTAGGTACTCAAGCGCTTGGTTTGTTATTGGCATTCACTACCTCCTTTCCAGTTTCATCTAATTTAATGACTTTAACTGTAGCTTGTATTTGTACTTTGTTATCTTCCATGCTACCTCCTACTTTTGTATTAAGTTGAATGTTACATTTTTCCACACCCAGTTATCGGAGTTGCTACCACCCCTGTGAAGTTCTTGTGGAATAGAGCCTACATAAACTCTAAGGGGTAGCTGCCTTCCATTGTAATCGTAGGTAATGTCAAAAAATATAGTGCTGGTAGCAATTAAATCTAGAATAAGATCTAATTCTGCCCCAGTGATTTCATCATAGGTAAAATATAGCTTCCACTTTTGTGCTATAAAATCACCTACTGCATCACCATTTGCTACACGATCAATATTAGTGATATTATAAACTTCTCTTTTGAACCCAGAAGGGTTCTTTATTTTAGTGCCGCGAATAGTAAATGCCATTAGATACCCCTCCTTTGATTTTCCTGCAGCTCAATAATTTGTAACCTTTGTTGTAACTCTTTTAGGCCTCTTTCATCAGCAATTAAATTACCTACATAAAGAGGACGTAGTGCTTCACTTCTGCCACCGGAATTACTTTGTGAAAGACTAGCAATAATAGGGCCCATAGTAGCTGCCAGACCATTTGCCACAGCATCCACAAACGGCTTCATAGCAGAATTATTCTCAAGAGGAATAATTGCTTCAGCCTTATTTCCTTCAGCAAATTTAGCATAGTGTTCTCGATTAAATACACCACCACTGGCATGCCCTTTAGTAGTAGTAGTTTTCTTGGCCGTAGAAGTTGTTCCGGAACTTTCGGCTGCTTCCGTTTGCATCTGAAAGAATTCTCTTAGCTTTGTAATAGCGTCATCAATCCACTTAAAAAGCTTTTCAAATACATTAGTCCACATGTTACTTATCCAATCGGTAAATACATTATAAATATTGGATATTCCTTCTTTTACATTGTCATACATACTGGATATCTTATCTGACACATTTGTGTATATGTCACCAAATACGGCTGTAACATTTTCTAAGACTACACCAAAAACAGATTCAAAAGTTACCTTAATAAATTCTAAGATAGTTCCGATAAAAGTGGAGATATTATTCCATGTAGTTTGTATGAAAGTAGAAACACTGGTAAATATGGAAACAACTACGGTTTTAATAGTATTAAAGACTAAAGTGAAGAAATTTGAAATTATGGTAAGTGGCCCTTGGATAATAACTAGTAAAGCGGCTAACTGCGTTTGTACCCAAGTAATTAAAGTTGCCCAATTAGTAGATATTGTTGTATAAGCAACGGTCCATAGATATAGTAAAATATCTCCAATCAAGCCTACAAAATTCATTAATACACCACCAATAGTAGTACCTACAGTGTATAGGGCGGTACCTAGGTCGGTAAATACAGCAACTACACCGTCTTTCATATCGGTAAATACACCTTTTATTTTTGTAGCATTGTCTGTCACAGATGTGGCTACCATACTCCAGTTACTTTTGAAGGTGGTTATAAAAGGTGATAATACATTCTGTACAGCAGTAACTCCCGTACTTACGGCAGAAGAAATTGCACTCATAGCTGTCTTCACTAAATCCGCAGCTTTTGTAAAATTAGTACTAATGTTATTAGCTCCAGTACCTACTAAATCAAAAGCTTTTGTGAAATTAGTCTTAAGGTTATTTGCCCCAGTCGTAATTACGGTAGATACTAAATCAAAAGCTTTACTAAAATTGGATGTAAAAGTATCTTCAAATTGGGATACTATCCAACCTACTAATACTCCGATAGCCGCTCCTATAGCCGCACCAGCTGGACCTCCCACTACAAAGCCTATTGCAGCACCAATACCTGTTCCTAAGCCTACACTTAAACCTTTAAAATCCCAATCACCTGTAGTAAAGCCTTTAACCAGTAAACCCCCTACCCAGCCTACTAATGTACCAATAATTGCACCTATAGCGGCCCCGGCAGGCCCTCCGATTACAAAACCAATAGCTGCACCTATGGCTGTACCTATCAGCGTACCTAACTTCTGATCTTGCCACTGCCCATTTACAAAACCGTCATATAGTAGTGCAGCAATCCAACCTACCAAAGCACCAATAGCAGCTCCAATGGCTGCTCCTGCAGGACCACCTATAACCCATCCAATAGCAGCACCTATAGCGGCACCAATTGGAATACCTAATGTCTCTGCATCAGTTAATCCTAGAGCCTCAGCAAGTTTTGTCCACAGTACACCGGCAATAGCTCCTAAGCCAGCTCCGATCAGAGCGCCTAAAGGACCACCAATAAGCCAGCCTAACGCTGCACCTAAAGCAGCACCAATTAAACCTCCAATCAATTCAGGATTTAAAGCATCTAACAATGAATCGATAATACCCTTTCCCCAAGCTCCGATGCCTGCCGTATCCGCTGTCTCTTATACACATCTGACGC